TCTTGAATACTCTATACAGATACTCAATTTCCTGTCCCACATAGCTTAACTTGGATGTGAATTCCAGTACCATTGACAGTAATGGTTTTGCTTTTTGGGATGCAGACCCAATAGCTCTCCCAATTGTCCTAGTTAAATCTGTAACAATGTCCTTACCAGTCTTAAGAATCATGAAGAGTCCCGTGAACGTCTTTTCAAGATTCTTTGAATCCTTCTCACTCAGCCTGAATGTCTTTGTAAAATCTCTAATCGACTTTGTAATGTCGGCCAGTTTCTTACCAAGATTTTCAGCAATTGGAAACGCCGTGTACCAAGCGTTGTGTATAGGGGTGATTACGGACTCAACACTCTTCTTAAGGTTGGCGAATATGCCGTTCTTACCGACTAATGCATCATAACCTTTGAACTGATGCCAGTCATACAGAATGTTGTTTCTTAATTCAGCACTCTTATCGATGATTCCACTTACGACGTTGTTTACTCTAGTGAGCATCTTTGTCGCTTCGTCTTTATCACCAATTATGTACTCATATGTTTTAGCCCAACCAGAGCCTGCTGCTTCTTTAAGTGTGTCGAATAACTGACTCCAGGTTTTAACCTCAGTGGCAGATCTGAATGCTTTCTTGCTAAGAGCCTCCATCTGCTTGATCTTCTTGTCAGTAAGTCCGATCTGCTTAAGATCCGCTTCAAACTCCTGCTTCTTGAGGACCAGTGCCTCTTCTCTTGTGAGCTTATTGTTTTTGGTCTTTACTTTGTACTCATTCAGTTCCTTCTCAGTGATGTCAGTGAGATCAGTAGAATATATAGCCAAAGTTTTATTCAGAACCTGGTTTGTCATCCACTGATGGGATAACGAATCATTGAAGTTCTTCGTAGCGTTGAATACGTCAGACACTTTACCGTTAAGGTCTGTCGTGACTGTCTGATATCCTCCAGCTACCTTCTTAACGGTTCCTAGACCTTCTGCCACAGAAATAAGGTTCTCTTTGAATTCCTTTGTGGCCATGTTTGCTAATTCAATAGACTTCCAGTCAATCAGTTTTACATATCCAGCAGATAACGCCTGTGAGAAGTTGTACATCGCTCTTGACGCTTCGTTAGTATTAGCACCCGCAACTGCCGCTACGTTTGAAATACCCTGAATTGCTGCTACTGCATCTTTAAGACTTACTCCCGCATTCGTAAACTTACCAATGTTTGAAGTCATGTCTTTAAAAGAATAAATCGTTTTATCTGAATAAGTATTGAGCTCATCAAGATACTGATTTACTTCTTTTACTGATGCTCCCGTACTAGCCATGATAGTCTGCACGGACTGCATCTTCAGTTCATACTCCTGAATGCCCTGTTTAACTGGATCAATAGTTAACGCTTTCAGCATTCGAGTACTGGTGCGATAGATAGAGTCTGTGATGTTCTCCAGTGCACGCTGACCCATTACTCCGAGAGCCGTGAACCTCTTTCCCAGCTTATCAATAGTGCTATTAACTGTTCTAAGACCATTGTTTGTATCTCTAATAGCCTCTTCGACTTTATCAAGCCCTTTTACACTGGCTTCAAAGTTCATTGAACTTTTTAACTTTTCGATAGTGTTTAATGACGCCTTTGCATTCTGCTCAAACTGTTTGTTGTCAAACGTCATTTTGACGATATTGTCATCGATGTAACTATCGCTCATTCAGTATTGTCACCTCCTCAAACGCTTCGTGAGCAAACTGCTCAAATATTGGACGGAGAGCTGGTTTGATGTAGTCTCGTCCTTCTACGTAACCGCCTCCCTTTTTACCATGTCCTCGCTGAATGAGTATGGCAATTACTTCACCATTCGCAGTGACATTTGAGTTATGCCATTCTACATAAAAGCCTTTTCGGTCTTTCTTTACGACATAATACCAAGAGGCCGCAGTCTTTCCAGTCCGCTTAGGGGTTGCTTTTTCCAACGCTTCAACACCCTTTTTACCATACTTATCCAGTATCGGTTCAATGTCTTTACCATGCTGAATGTACTTACTTAACATTCGAGTAGTCTTCGCAAACCCACCTTTTTGTGAGACTTGAATCTTCATACGACCTCCGATTCTTACGCTTTTACTTTCTCCAAATACTTCAATGAGACGTATCCGGTAGGTGACTCCTTCGTAGTGTACACCTTAATCCATGTCTGTCCATTGACTGTCTTGTATGTACCATCAGATGCTACTACAGTACCCTTCTTGATGATACCTGTAATCTTACTCTTAATACCTGCATCCGCTCTAACGTTCAGTAAGAACGCCTTGCATTTATACTTACCGTAATGTTTGCTCTGCTTCTTTGGTACATCATCCACATATCTCAAGACACAATCCCATGGGTAGTTTCTATACGACCGAATTAAAAATTCACGACCGGTTTGATCCCCGGGTTTTCCTCCTGTAGCAGTTCCTTTTTCGTTAATAGAGGCTTCAACCTCCATACCATTGCCACAGTACATGGCCACGTGGTGGAACTCCTTCAGTAGAATGTCTCCTCTCTTAAGACCTTTACCAGTCTTAAGATTGATTGTTGATGTTACGTCTTCAAATCCGTTCTTCAATGCAGCTGGTCTAATATTGCCAGTATAGGTTGCCCCAGATTTCTTGAGGTCAATACCTGACTTCTTCAACGCCGTAATAACAGCCCCGCTGCAATCATAGTCTCCCTTTTCACCCCATCGGAATACCTGATCGTACCCATGAGAATTATCTTTGGCCGTCTTTTCCATCCATACAACAGCCGCTTCAATTTTGCTCATTTTGACAATTCCTCCTTTATCCCGTAGTATGCAGTTTTGCTTTTCGCATCGCATTGAGCTCTCGCCGTTTCATGATGGCTTCTTTACTCATCGGCTTTGGCTTTTCACTACTGCGTTCTGCTTCCTTCTGCTTTTCATAACATACATTGATCAGAGTCAGTAACTGATTAAGGTGCCACTTTCTATACTCTGATGGTATACGGAATGCTATCATGCTGTAATAGATCTCTTCGGCGGTAAGGATCTTATGTGGATTAACACTATTATCATCCTCACCATCCGAAGTGTAGATCTTAGTTGCCGTATACGGATCGTTAATGTATGCATTGATTCTATCAGCATCTGCATCGCTAATGTTCTTAAATACTTCAGGAGGCACATTCTTGTCCATGCACATACATTCATAGTATTTGCGTGTTTCTTCATAAGTCTTCTCTGTAGAAAGGAATGACTTATGATAATATGCCTCCCATTTATGTAAGGATATTAAGGAATGTTCTAAATGAAGCGTAGTATCCGGACAATCGGAGAACCTTTCTGTATCAGGATCCCATCTATGTCCAGGAACAAATACTTCAATCATCCTTCATACCTCCGATCTATCTTACACAGTCGGTGGGATTGGGTTTGGCTTGCCGCCCTCGATAACTGTATGACTCTTCGGAACGTCCGGTAATACAGCCTCAATAAACTCGATCGCCTTCTTATCATCGGTAGCGAGCTCCATGAAAATATCAGAGTATGCCTCAGTAGCCTTGAACTCAGCCAGGATCTCCGGAGACTTGACGAATCTCTTACCATCCTCAGACTTAACACCGTAAGACTTATCGATGATCTCCTTGAAAATACTAATAAGCTCCTTTGAATTCTGGGCTGCAATCACACGGTTAATGTGCTGCTCCATTCCACCGTCCTGGTTCATTTCCATTTCCAGAACCTCAGCCTTCGTGAGGTTAAACATAAAATCTTCTGTTCTTTCGTTTCCGTTGTAGTCGGTATATGTTCTCGTATCTGTAAACATTCGGATTCTCCTTTTTCTAAAATAAAAAACAGTGCCTCATAACCGGTAGTAGCTACAAGGCACCGTTACGTTTCAATTAGTTCGATTATGACTGATTTCTAATTAGCCCTCAGTACCGAAGAGCTTCATGATCTCAGCTGGGAGTGGTAAGCGAGCCGGAACAGCTGCAGATGCTTCAACACTGTTCTTCGGATCTGCCTCAACAGCAGGTGTACCATAAAGAATCTTCTCAAGCTGAGCAAGCTTAGCCTTACCAGCAGCATCAAGCTTAGTACTGTCAATTGTAACAGTTGATGAAGGTGCTGCACCCGGAACATCAACCGGTGTAGTATTAACAGACCAGCTGAAGTTAGCTGTCTCAGGTGACTCGTTGATTGTGCTGTGGTTCTTCTCAGATGGGGAAGCAAGGCATCCATAAACAAGATGAAGCTTGTATCCAGCATCCTGCCCCTCTGCATCATTACCCACCTTCGTGCGGTATGACAAACCAAATGTCTTACGAGGCTGCTGGCCGATTGTTACACCGGTTGCAACTGCGACAGTTCCATCACACTCCTCGAATGAATCTGGGTATGTAAGTGCCTCAATTGTGCAAGCGTATGTCTCAGCAGACATGAGATTCAGGTACTTGATGTTATCGGCATAAATCGGTGATGCCTCCGCTCCTGAAGGGTTCTCATTAATTGCGGTCACACCATTCCAGGTTTCTCCATTTGAATATGGAGCTGTTTTTGTTCCGTATGGATAAAATACGGCATGATCAACACCGGATTCATACTTATGCTGTCCGGCCTGATCCCACTTCAGTAAAAATTCTGTTGCGTCCATTCGTTCCTCCTTGTTTGGAATACTGGTTAGTTAGTAATATAAAACAAAAGGATCATGATACATCCCATCAGCGGTGTAACGCTTGTTACTATGAATCATGTTAAACTCATCAAGTAATCTATCTGGAATATCCGTATCAGGATCCTCGTTTATATATGTTAGTTCATAGCAGTCGGTTTTTAGGTATGCTTTGTTATCAGCGTGTCTTACGCTAGGTGATGTTTTCGTGTAGACAATGCACGGATACACCATATCAGTGTTCTCATCAGGTTGGAAATATACATATGGTGATCCTAGAATCGCTTCGAGTTTGTCCTGCAATTCCCAACGTCTATTGTTTACCATTGACATAAATATCTCCTAAAGTGATGACGATCCGTGGCGGTTCAACTTCCACATTCACTACTGTCCATTTCTTACCTCTAAACTCGACCCATTTAAGATCGGGGAAGTTGTCATTTAGGAATGCGTCAGTCATGACAGAGATCTGGTTGCTGATGTTAACGCCTGGGTTTATGGACTGAGGGTCGGCTCTATGCCAGCTAACCCTCTTAAGATTTCCATAATATGTACGTTCAACAATCTCTTTGCCCCAGATTCCATGACCTTTATCTACCGCTGATACGAAGCCGAATTTTCCATGGTATAACATCTTCTCTCCGATCTATTTTGAAGCTTTTAGCCCTGAGCGTTAGATCCGCTGTTTCCGCCAGACTGCTGAGCAGTACCACGCTTAATAACAACAGCACTGTAAGGCTTTGTTAATGCACCTGAGATACGTGTCTCAATCAGGTACTTCATCTGGTTGAAGTCGATATCGAAGTCTTCGAACATTCCGATATCAGCACCCTTATCAGCACCAACGTTGTAATCTGTAAAGTTGATTGTTACAGAGTATACGTCACCGGCGATAACATCTGGGATCTTGATAAGACGATCTACCTGAAGTGCAGTTGCCAGCTCAGCATCTGTCTTGTACAGACGGTAACCATGAGCATCCTTTCTAAGGATCAGCTCGGTGTAAAGGGACTGCTGAATAAGCATTACTGGGTTTCCAGATCCCTCATACTCCTTCATTGCTCTTACATGATCATCATCGAATGTTTTAGCTGCGTTAACAGGATCTGCACCAGCCATATCCTTCTTGATAACGAATAAGCTGTCATCCTTAACAATAGGTCTGATATGAGTCTCATCGATCTTATCCTCATCGGATGGGAGTCTTCCGTCACCGTATACGATAGCTCTTGCGATTTCCTCGTCGAGCATGAGACGCATCTCACCCTTGATCCATACAATTACATCGAAGCCTGCCATGTCAAGGACATCATCACGATCCATCTTCTGCTTCTTGTATACAGTGGTCGGATCGGTTGTTCTCTTAAGAAGGCTGAATACCTCTTCCTTCTTTCTCTTACCCTTGATGTATCCCTTAGCTCTAGCAGCGTCCTCTGTAATATCAGCAAACATTGACTTAATACGAGAGAACGGAGTGTGATGAACACCATTCATTACAGTAGATACCCACTCTGTTCTACGCTTGATCCACTGTGGCTGCGCTGTAATGTTCTGATAATCCGGGAACAGCATGTCATAGTTTCCGATGCCGTAAGGATTTCCGTCAGCGTCCTTGTTGTATGTAATATCGTCATGTGCGATTGAGTTATCATCAAGGAACTGCTCAAATGACTCCCTCATAGAACCCAGTCTCTTAGCGTTGCTAACCAGAGTCTTCATGTCGTCGTGAGTAATTACGAAGCTGCCTTCTGAATCATTACCCTGATCAAATGCGTTGTAACCCATGTCTTCTCCTTCCATGTCACTGTGTTTAACACCTTCACCTGACTCACTCTCCTCGAGAGCCGCTGCGATTACAGTTAAAGCTGCCTGGCGCTGTTCGTCGGTCATGGTATTAAAGATCTCTTCTACAGTCTTTCCTTTGTCGTCGCCCACTTTTTCATCTCCTTCTTTTCCACTGTCGTCACCATTATCTGAGTGGATTGCAATATCAACCTCTCCTGGGACGGTGCTAATGTGATGTCCTTCCCCATGGAAAATAACTGCCTCTGCTTCATCTAACTCGACGGTATCACCGTGAACGATCATTGTATCCACAATCTTAGCTTCAGGATCAGCACCTGCAAGTACAAGGCTTACTTCCTTAATCTGACCGTGGGTGATGTTCTTGCGATCGTCTTTTGTTAAATGATTTGCAAAGATTGACAGTCTATCAACATCACCGTGCATAACTGCCTGCTTAGCAGCCTCAGCGGTCGGTGTTCCATTGAATGACCCATATGCGAATACGCCTTCTGGGCGATTCTCCAATAATGCCTGTCCAATAACATTCTCTGGGTTGTGGTGACCATGCATCCACATCAATGGTACTGTCTTTCCGTCATCATGGGCGAAGGCGTTCTGTCTAATCGTTGTTCCGTCAGTACATAAAACATCATTCACTGATGCCCAGCCTGCGAAATCATACTTTTTTGGCATTTTGACTTTTTCTCCTTCTTTGATTAATAGCTGTCTTCCATTGGTACCTCTTCTTCAGTTCCCTTGTCACTAACAGGATTGTCAGCAGCAGGATTGATGTTTGGATTCATCAACTGATCCGCACGAGGGTCGCCGGACGGTTTAAGTCCAATAACACCTCTCATCTCGTTTGCAGTAACAACTTCCGAAGTAATCAGCTTTTCAGTGATCTCGGCAATATTACTAATTGGGACTAATTTAAACGGATCCCTAAAGAATACAATGGATTGATTCTGTGACCTAGCAGTCTTTGAAAGCCACTTTCTACGCATCTCCAATACAATTGCTGAAGCGATAGGCTCAATTGTTCGCGTGTAGTAATTCAACATCGTTGACTCGTTCGCGGTTCCATTAAACACTTCAGGCGTTAGACCCAGCTGTGCGTATAACTCTTGTTTCAGCTTTTCAATCTCGGCAGGCAATGTGCTTTCGATTGATCGGTTCAGCTGAGTGATCTTCTCAGTTCCATCGATGTAACCGATGCCCAATTCTGAACCTCTTAACTGTTCGATAAGTTTTCCTCTACGTCGGTCAGCCTGATCTTCCCTGGTTTTGGTCTTAATAGAATATGGTAACTGGATTATCAAATCCAATTTTGGAGATGCTGTCTTAGCGTCAATCTGATCCAACAGATTCATCTTCGTTACGAGTCTTTTCAGATTTGAATTTGGCGCATTCATTATGTGATAGAATGGATTTTGAACGATACACGTAGATCGTTTTGGAACCATAATCTCCTGATGATTTCCAGTAGCTTCGTTATAGGCATCAACCTTAACTTTGTTTGGATACCACTGTGTTATTGTTCCAACACGTGCCGTCTGAACCTTGAATGAGTCCGTAAGCCACGGGTCTGCAGTCGCCTTTGCTGGAAATATGGCCACTACACCCTCATCGAACATACTCATCACAGCATCTCTAATTAGATCGTCTGACGTCTGATCAAGGTTTGCATTTAGTGTTAACACCTCATTCAATTCGTCGTTGATTGTATCGACAAACTGTCCGTTCTCGTTAACTTTTGCATGTCTGAAATCGAGTGATGCCACATCCACAGCTATTCGGTTGTAGATCGGCCCTACGACGCTTCGCTCATTACTATGTGTGATCCTAAGCCTGTCTGGTCTACTTGAAGATACCGTATACCCATACGCAGGAGCTTCATTAGCTGTAGGATCTTTGTTGAAAAATGCATTCCAAGAGCTTTTTGCTCTTTCAATAAAGCCGGGCATAATTTATCCTTTCTTGGCCTTGGCAATTTTGTTGACGATAGCATTTGCCAATAATTTCTTCTTCTCCCAATGTCTGGTTTTACGCTCAACTTTACGCTGAGTTCCAATGTAGACTTTGTTACCATACAGACGAACTGCAGCATACTTACTGTAGATACCTTCACCGTTTGTAATAACGCCGGCTGGGATGTCCTGCAGCTTCTTATCGGTATCCATCTGAGCAATAAGCCTTTCAGCCCTCTGCTGAGCATACTTATTACGTGCGATCTTCCTCTGCATCTTATACGACTTATGCCTTAGCTTCGCAGTGTTACCAGTCATTACCGGTTTAATCATACCATCCTCGTCCATGGTGTAACCTTTTTGACGAGTTGATAATTTGTAATCAATCTTTGATTTCTTGTTCTCCAGCTTAATGTTTTTCTCAGCTGCTCGTTCAGCCCTTCTTGCAGTATGGTCTTTCTTAAAGCCAGCATACCATCTCTTTACGCCGATTCTCGGTTTGGTAGTAAATCGATTGTATGCGGATCTGTACCTAATAACACCCCAGTGCATTCCTTTTACACCGTAGTGCATGATATAATCATTACCCACATTATCTCCTTTACTCGAATGAATCTAAATTCAGTTTGTACGCAACAAATGCATCCATTAACGCCGATACATTATCGATCTTCGCTTCATACCTCTTCTTAAGTAACTTCTTGTTACCGTTAGTATCCTCGATAACGATCGAATTACCCATCGTGAACTGCATGATTGCTTCATCAAATAACAGCATCCGTTCTTCGGCCAATGCTTTGATCTCGGTTAAAGGTACTGACTCAGTCTGTGATCCCTGTCTAACCTTCTCAACACCGAATGGGGAATTCTCAGCACTCCACCGATCGATAAATGCTTCTGCATTATACGGATCATACCCAACACATACAACCTCATAGTTGTTATCAATGATGAATTGATCGAGGTCGTCATAGACTTGGTTCATGTCGAGGATCGTGCAGTCCAATACCATAAGGGTCCCTTCTTTCATGAACTCTTCGTATTTGGTTTTCATTGCAAGTGGAAGTTTGCTGAATGTTAGCGATGAAATATAGCTCCGACATTTGATGCCAAATGATCCGTCCGACAACGGGAATAAGAAAGTGAATGCGCAGAAGTCACCACCTTGTGATAGATCAACTCCTAATGAGCAAGGCATGTTCCAGAATTTCCTAAAACGATGCGGTAACGTCTCACCATATGTAAAGTAGTAAGTGTATCCTTCCATCGGGATCCCAAAACGTTTAGCCAGAATATCATTCCTTGCAGAAGGTGAATTCTCAGCTCTCTCTACATCCAACTGATAAGTCTCGTATGATACAGTCTTACCAATGTTTGGATTTGCTTTTACCCATTTTGAAGGATCTCCAACTTCCTTTACATCATCCAGTCTATACCACCAAATGGATACATGTGGATTCTCATACTTACCTTTAAGTATGTCCATAAGCTCCATCTTTATGGTATCACCAACTCCGTTTCGTACGGTTCCCTCAGAGCTTGTTGCTACAATAAGGTAGTTATCGAGCTTGGAAGCACCCTGCTCAATAGCACCTATTACGTCTTCTCTTACGTCACCTGACAACCATTCGTCAACCGTGGCAATTTTACACCTCAATCCCTGAAGCTTATCAATTGACATCGGTCGAATCTCAAGTAGTGATCCGGTAACATTGTTCTCAATGCCACGTTTGGTTGAGCATAGATATGTTTTGTTGCCGGCACTTCCAGGAACTTTGTGTTCAGTCAGGAATTTAAAGAAAGCGCTTTTAGATCTTGTAATGGCAGTACGGTATGGAGCCATCACCTCATCCGACTGTCTCATTGTTGGCGCTACTGTAATCTGATGAGTAGTGCTTGTATCGATGTTTTGGAAATACGCTTGTATCCCAGTGTCATATAGTGACTTAGCGGCACCTCGGCCTACGATCAGATACTGTTTCTTTATGAGCCTAGTTTTTACACGCTTTGTTACGTATCTTCCAGGGCCACCATTATCTCCTGGTTCGTATACTGATCTGTCAACAAAATAATACCATCCGAATACCTGTTCACCCCAGAGCTTGAAGCTATCCAGTAGATGCCAATCAGATCCATCGGTTAGAGTCAGCTCATTCTCGCAGAATTTGATCCATCCTTCGACGGCGTCTCTGTCGTAGTAGATTCCTGGGTTTTCGATCAGGGCATCTATGCGGTTCATCTCCATCGAAACAGTTCGACATACTGGAATTTCACCGCGTATAACCCTATCTCGGAATTCCCCATAATACTTAGGGGTCGCGGTATTGCTTAGCATTTATTGCGCCCCTTTCTTCTTGTTCGGATCGAAATTTGTCGTTATCAAATATCGCATCTCTTTGTCACTCATCGAACCAGGATCTGGTCTTCCACTTGGTTTTGGGTTAGGGTTTCCAGCATTATTCTGGAGGTCCCTAAATTTCTTAACCATGTCCATTGCTCGATCAATGTTTTCCTGCGTAGGGTTGATCTTTTTGTTGTTATTGTTACCTGTACTCTTCCCAAGAGCCTTGTTCATAAGATTAACTGCTTTATTAATCGAACTATACGCTTTACTACTGTTATCAACAAATGTGGTAACAGACTTGATTCGTTCAGAAGTTTTATCCATATTCTTAAAGAACTTATCGGCTTTGCTTCTCGCTGCAGCTGACGAATACTGTGCAAGTTTATTCCTATCATCAACCTTTGTGAACAAATCCTGCAATTGCTGATGGGACATATCATTGACATACTTTTGAGCGCCGTTTACATCACCAGTACGTATGATCTCGTCAATAGCTTTCTTCTTCTCAGCGTTTCTCCTACGAGTTTCCTGGGCTTTCTGAAGGGCAGCTTTACGTTTCTGCTCAGCACTCATTACTTTTATTGGGTTTCTTACCACATTCTTACGAGTTTTCGAAGTGGTTCCGCGCTTCTTATGCTTAACTCGCTCTGCAGCAATTGATTCATACATCTTCTGCTTCCGAGTATTATTCGTAAGTTTTGCCAAAACGTAAGGGAGATGCTCATTCCAATGCATTCCTTTAACGCCATGATGCATGATGTAGTCTTCAGTATAGATTTGCATAGTCGCACCCTCCCTTCAGGTTATACTTCCTTCAGGAATTTTGACATTACAAACCCATACCCACCATCTTCTGTAACGATATACGTAAACTCGCCTTCAGTCTGTACTTCACCATCAACAAGCGGAGCTGCCACAATGAGACCTCTTCCAACGATGCCGACTACATTATCTTCAATCTTGGCAGATGATCTGATGTTGAGCGCTTCTTTAGCGATAACTTCATACTTCTTTACTGGCGCCTCTTCCGGAGCTTCATGCTCTTCTGTCTCCTGTACTTCAGGTTCAACAGCGTCCTCAACACTTTCTGAAAGATCTTCGTTTTCGATGTGTTCGACGTTTTCTGTCACTTCATAGTTGTTTCTGTTTTTCTTACTCATTCGATTCTCCTTCTGTAAGTTCTTCTGACTCAACCATCAACCGAAAGCTTAACTCATCCATTTGACGATTGTAGCATTCCATTAGTGCAGTGCTCTGTGGAGGATCGACTTCCAATTTTACGCTTACAAATATGTAAGTCTTCAATGCATTTAACATTGGCACAGATTGGATGCCACAACCTTCCCACGTATCCTCTGCACCAGATATAGCAACCCCTTCTTCAGGTCCTACACCAAGCTGCTTCAACTTAAAGAATGCGTTGTTGATCGCGATGATTATAGTCTCATCAAAAGATGGATCGTCTTCGGCTATTAACATCTTCAACTTTATTGACGTTAATATACTTTCCATAACTATCTTCTCCTACTTCCAAGGGCATGTATCATTCGGGTATCTTTCGACTAGATCTGGTATCAAGATTGATCGGTCGCCATAGTGTATTGCCTGATGTGTATTAAACGACACGCAAATAAGGTTCTCCGGGTCTAATACTTTCCAGCTGCGTGTGAGTATGTCTTCTTTGCGAATTGGATTCATGTGATGAATATATATAGTTCCGGTAATTAGTCTATCTGTACATCCTAGATCACATCCCTCATCTCGCATGATCACAATATCCCTAACTTCTTTCCATTCTTTGGAATTGTAGAACAGCTGGTTTAAATAGCGTGAGCCTCCGAATGTGGATTCCCCAACAACCCCATTGAGGGATAAATAATCGAACCTTTCAGCGAAGGTTGGCAGCTCTATGAGTTTAGAGTATTCCAGAATCATCGTTAGACGCTCCACTATATGTCTTGAACAGCTCTATGGCTTCGGCAATCTCTTTGCTAATATCACCTGCTTGTGTGAGTGACTCTGTTTTAGCTTTCAGTAGCCGATTCTCCTCTCTTAACTTTTCATTCTCCAGACGCTCTTTCTCAGAGCCCAGCTTTAGGTATAGTGAAATAACCTGAGACGAGGCAGTACCTTCCTCAAGTTGCTTCTCGGCGAGCTTCTGTGCAAGGTAAATGTTTCGATTATCCTGACCTTCCTTGGTCATGGATGGCTTAAGGCGACGTGCATGAGTTTCTTTTGTTTTATCTTTCATAGAATATCACCTTCTCTGTAGCGGTTTCTAATTTTCAGAAAGCTTAATGGCGACCTAACGGGTGATAGAACGTGCAATCAAGTGAAAGGAGGCAAATATAAGAGGTGTTTGGAACTAGTTAGGCCGCTACTAAGCCTTCTGAAAATATAAATTGTTTTCCCAAAATATCCCCGCGGAGAAATATTTAGG